TATTTACCCATATATGGTTCCATTGATGCAACTACACCTAATTGTTCTTGAAGTAATTCATTTGCTTTTAGATCTGAAAAATGATTATCATATAAGAAATCAAATTGAATGTGATCACTTAATTCTTCCCAATCATCAGGTGTACAAATATTCTTAAGAATCAACTGAGTCTTCAACATATCCATGAATACTTGTGAAAATCTCTTACGTAATCTACCTACAAACTTAGTAAACTTAAGTTCGTCTCTTAAGATTTCTGAAGATCTTCCTAAATTAAATCCACCTTGACTATCTAATCTACTTGATGGAACATTTAATGACTTATAAAGTTTGGTTTGGAAATACTCGATGTCAGTAAGTTCACCTAAGTTTTGTCCACCAGGAAGTGTAGTGATTTCAGTTCCTCTACCACCTTCTCTACGTGGTAACCAGAAATCTTCAAGCATTGCCATATACTTACGATCATCCCTGATCTCTCCAGTGTCAGCATTATAAACCAGTTTATTTCTATAACGGTTCATAACATCACGCAGATATTGTTCTGCTTTAATTTTTGGAAGATTACCAACATCAATATAAAATATTCTTCTTTCTGGTGCTCTTGATAATCTATAAATTACAAGACTATCCTCAACCATTCTTAACTGGTTAAGAGACTTAATTGCTTTATGTAAATATGATAATACTGTTTGCTTATTACGATCTACCAGTCCTGATGTACAATATGTAACTGCATCTTTTGCAATTTTAATTGTTTTACTATTTCCTCTTACAGGCATATATCCTGCTTGTTTAGATGCAGCACTAGGATCATACAAATAATATTCTTCTATTTTTGGTGTTTCGTACTGAGTTAAATCAGTTTGTTTATCTGTAACAATTGGTGATTCATAATTAGGTCCAAGTCTTTCTTGTTTTCTAATTAATCTAATCTTTAACGGGTCGATATATCTTACTTCTTGAATACCTTCTGATGGATTTTTTAAATCTATAACTTTATGATAATATACTCTTCCATCAATATACCATGTTCTGAAAATTTCATGGCATTTTTTATCAAATCCTAAAAGTTTTTTAATATGTTTAAACTCTTCTCTTATATGATCTTTCAACTTATCTGAAGCATTTAAATTAGATAACTCAACTTCTACAGGAGAATCATCTAAATCTGATACAATTGCTTCGTTTACGATATCTTCAATTGCACTATCACACTCTGGGTGTAAGCACATTTCTCTATATCTACGCACCAAATCTTGCTCATTCTTATATACTCCTTCGATATCTACGTATTGACCGTAGAAACCACTAGAGATATAAAAATCAGACTTATCTTCCTCACTAGAAGGAATCGGAGAGACGACAGACTTTGATTTGTCCTCTCTCTCGACCTTTGGTAGTTTGAATCCAAATAACTTATTGTTAGTTGCCATGAATATAGAGTTTTGAAAATATTATCTTTACTATTTAGACACCCGTACCAACCTGTGTTTGAGCAAGAGGATCCATAGTGTCATACCATTGATATGCCATCTCAACTGTAAACTCTTCGATTGCATCTCCAGTTGCATAATCTAATCCAATTTCACTTATATTTACTGGATATGAACCATAGAACTGATACATTTTAAGAACAGGTACATTTGGATCACTAGTAGGAACAGGTCCACCAACTCCAGATCTTCCCAACTGACGAACTATCATTGGTTGTTGATAATCTGCAGGATTTACAATACCAGCATTATCTTCATGCTTGTTGATTAAGTTACTCCATCTTTCAAATGCAGTTCTGATATCAAAGTCAATATCATTGATGACTGTGATTGTCCAGTTTGCATATGTTCTTGTTCCAGCAATCTTTAATTGTCTTCCTCTAAAAGGAACATCAATTTGTGTTAGTGTAGATGCAGGTAACTGTGCTGCTTTAACTAAAAATCTTACTTTATCAGAGAGTGCATCCTTACTAGTTGTAGATGGAACTGCATCATCTGGAAAATACATCTCGCACTCAAATAAATTAGGGCGAGCACCACCACCAACCATTCTACCCTTGAATGCGTCAAGGGTACGATCTTTAGTTGCAGGAATGTTTAGGTTTGCCATTAACTTTTTCCTCTATTTAAAATTAAACGTTTCCAACGACTTCTTCAAAACTTACTCCTGTGCGTGTCGCAACAAATGTAAGTCCGATAAAGTTGATTGATCTGACTGGTTTGATAAAGATATCTGCTCTAAATTGATTAGAGTCGATAATGTCAGGAGTGTTGTTTGTTTCATCACAGACAACCACGAAATCTGTAATACCTCTCTTCGCTTTAACATCACGAAGGAAAGGTTCAACGATATTTAAGAAATTAGATCTTGTAATAACATCATTGAATTCAAAGAGTTGTGCTCTCGCTGCTCTTTCAATTGTTGCTTCGACTGTTAAGAATAAACGACGAACATTGATTCTGTCGAATGCTGATTGTACTCCAAGTCCAGTTTTGTCACCAAAGAGAATGATTCCAGATCCTGGTTGGAATACAACTGGGTTGATTCTCTTAGGATATAGTAAATCTCTTTGAGATTGTGATGGGTTGAATGCTAATTTAACCGCACCATTGATTGCTCCTCTTGATGCACCAGCAGGTGAGAACCAAGAGAATTGGTTGATAGATGTTCTTGCCATTAATCCAGCAATATCACCATTTAGTGGGATATATCTGAATTCATTATTGAATCTATCAAACATATACTTATAACCACTATCAAATACTGCATAAGATGAAGAAGGAAGTGGATCAAAGAAGTCAATTACATTTTCTGTTTGTGTATCTGAACTACTTACGTTCACAACACCTGTTCTCCAAGGAGATATACATGCAATACAGTCTTTTCTTGTAGATGCTAGATCAATAAGTTTTCTTGCTTTTGCTTGTGCTTCTGCATTTGAAGTTCCAGTTGATGGTCCCTGAATCAAGAAGTTGATTGAATATTCTGCCTGATTAGTGAAATTATCATATGCAGTGACGATATCACCAAGTGATGCACCATATCCACCAGTTGCAGAGTAGTTTTCACCACCTGCTAATGTATATGTGCTAACACCAATACCAGCAAAAGTAACTCCCTGTGCATTGGAACCAACATTACCTGTTCCAGATAAAGTCCAGTTTGTGCTACCTGCTGTAGCAGTTAAACCTGTTGCTGTTCCTGCATCAAATCCACCAGCGTAAACGTTAGTTGAAACTTTTGATAGGTAATCTTTATAGTAAACTGCTTCTGATGGAGAAATTTTACCATCCTTTGCTTTTGAAAGACCTATGTGTTTTTCAACAATGTTACCTGCGATTCCAGTAACACTTCCTGTATCATCAACAACTACAATGTGAATCTCATCGTTCTTACCTGATCTTTCACCTGCGAATTCAGATGTTCCAGGTTTTTCTGCAATTGCTTTCCAGAAAACTGTTGAGTTTGTAAGTCCTAATGTTTGCTTATCATACCAGTCACTAGGTGTTGCTGTATTAAATGTTGCGTTTGTTGCACTTGCTGTAGTAACAACTTTAATTGGATACTGAGTAGTGGATGTTGATGAAGTTCTTTCAAACTTAAATGTTGTCATCGCACCAGCAGTAGAGATTCCTGTGATTGCTTTATCAACAGAAATTATACTAGCACCAATTCCAATAACTGTAGTTCCTGCAGCAACAACACTTGTTCCAGCAGTCTTAGAAACAACATCTCCTAATTGAATATTTGCTGTTGCAATACCACTAATTGAAGCATCAAATGCTTCGTTTATCTGACCAGTTACAGTTGCTATTCCTAAACTTGTGCTTGTTGTAGTTGTAACAGGTGCAATGAATGCTGATGTGCTTCCTTGCTTATAGGTTGCTGCTGTAGATACATTTGATGTTGATACCTTATCAACTATCTTCACATCAACTGTGTTATTTGTTGTATCAACTGCTGTGATAACACCTCTTAAGAAACCTGATGCTGATGATGTGGTTCCAGAACCAACTTCTAATCTACCATCGATTGCCTGTGTTACACCTAAACCAACCATTCCTGCAGTAACACCAGAACCAACTGATATTCTTTGATCTGCAAAGTCGTCAATCACACATACTTTTAAATCGTTCAAGCATCTGCCAGGATACTTTGATGCGTAATTAAAACTTGTTGCGTTTGAATAACTGTTTACGTAATCTTCGTAATTTTTAATTTTTACTGTTGCACTTTTATCGTTTGCATTGTTTAAAGTGCTGCTATCTGCTCTTACTACCCTTAAAACACCACCGTAAGATAAGTAAGACGATGCGGTCATCCAATACTCGTACTGAGCATCATCTTCTTTTGGTTCTCCAAATGTAGCAAGTAAATCTTGTTCTGTCTCAATAAGTGTTGGTACATCTACAGGTCCCTTTTCAAAAGGACCAGCGATTGCACCCACTTGCTCATTGATAGCATCTACTCTGCCAATAGTCAAATCAACTTCTCTTACCTTGGTGCCAGGAGATACTAAGTTAAGTGACATGTCTTTTCCCTCTAACTGGTTTCAAATTTTTAACTAATAATATTTATAAATCGCCTTTCCTTACATGCATTATTACATGTACTCCCACATGTAGGATCTATCTCCATACTCGTCTACGTGCCACCTATCTCCTTCGTCGTCTACAAAGGATGATTCACCTGATATACCGTCTGATATGAACCCAAATGGTGCCATATCTTGTTCTATCTGATTCTTCTGCTCTTCATATAATCTCTTTCTTACGTCTTGATCTGTAAGTTCTTTAAAGTAATCTTGTGCAACTAACCATGAATATATCACAAGACACATTGCAAGGTCATCATTACATCCTTCTTCTGCCT